GTCAGAACGACGGAAGAGGGCGTTAGATTTGGTCCTTCCTGGTCTACCTGCGTCCCTACGTCGACGCAACTTGTCTCCCGCCATAAGAACATACTGGCTCTCAACCAGCATGCTCTCGAAGGTGACAAGCTGTTCGACGGTGACCGGAACCCCAGAAGGGTCCTCAAGAGGATCCTGGGCAACGAGCCGTCTCGCGAGGTGGTACTCGCGGGAACGACTCGGCTCCGGCACAAGAGGACGCGGGTAGAGGCCCCCCTCTCGGAACGGCTTCTTGCCGTACAGGTTTCGGGCCACGAGGTAGTCTGTGCCGCTGGAAACCAGCAGCGCAAGACGAGACCTCACCGAAGCCGGTACGGCAAGACCTCTCCCTGTGTACCCGAGACCGCCGACGCACGCCGGAAGGCGCAGCCGAGGGTCTCGAGCACACCAGGGAAAGAGAGTCCTCATCACTCTCTCCTGCCTGCGCAGAAACCGAGGGCCAACTCGGTTGTCTGCCGCGACCGGGGCCCGAAGGCCCGGCGGCGGGCAGGGGGGAGGGACGAAGACGGCCGTTCCATGCCTCGTGTTCTTCCTTGGCCACGCCGCGACCTCACACATCGTCCACCCGGACGACGACGTGAAGGTCTTGGCGCGGTTCAGGCGACCACCCACAAGAGAGATGCCGTGCTCATACTCGTCCAACTCATAGGAGTGGCGGGCACGACCAACGGCATCATCGCCATGGTGGCGAGCCGACTCAAATGCACTGGTTGCCCAAGCATTGAGCCAAGAAAGAACCACGAAGCTGAGAGGGGTGCCCATCGGACTTCCCCGCTTCGCAAGCCAAGTGCGACCCTCCCAGGTCCACTCGGTCTGCGGCTCCAATCCCAGACTCCTCCGTGCAAGAGCTACATCCGAGTTACGGATGCAGCCCCCACGGAAGAGTCCCTCGATCACTGCCCCGACGGCATCGTGGGAGAGTCCATCGGTGGCGGCCGAAAGGTCGACACTAACGAACTCACATCCACGGCGCCATCGGAGTCCACTTGGTTGCCCGTCGTGGCCGCTGGAAACCACCCAATGCCCGCGAGCGAGCATAGGGCAGGACCGGCGGATCCAGTCTCCCTCGACGAAGGTCAAGGCGTCCGGTACGCCGACAACCCTCACCTTCATTCCGGGAGCTTGCAGGCCCTCCATGCGCGACGACGGCAGAGAGTTATCACGCTCTCTAGCGCGTCGCAACGCAAGGAATCCCGCACAACGGTAGGCCAGATGGATATCACTCGTGACAGGCCCCGTCTCCGGAGCAAGGACCACGGCAGCGTTCGCCAAAGCGAACCTACCAATGGAGTCCTGCGCGTACCGAGACAGGTCCTCGCGGCGCAAGCGGCGCTCGACGACCCGGGTGACAGCGGGCTCGTCGCTAGTGCCGCTCTCGCAAGCCGCACCACACGAGTGAAGGTAGTGATCGATCCCGCCTCGAGTGGCAG